CTGGAGCGAAGATGGTGTTGGAATCAGGGACGAAGATCTGGAGGTTGTCCTTACCCCACACGAAGACCTCGTTCGTGTTCTCCCAAACGGCCATCACAGGGTCGGGCCTAGCTTCGGCAGTCAGGAAGCCGCCGTCTTCGCTCAGACCGGTATTCGTCCAGTTCTCGTGACCGCTGGTGTCTACGGTGCCCTGGGAGATGCCACTGAAGCGGACCTTGGTCTTATCGACTGCAACATCATTCGCGAGCAAGCGGGACGAGTTCGCGATGACGTGAGAGGCTAGCGGCGGGTCGCCACCGAGTAGCGAGCTCTCCTGGGTGAATAGGTTGACCTTCTGGATGTTGCTTCCGCCGGCAAGCACCATGAAGACCTCGGTCTCTGCGAAGGTCGGACGCTCTGTGCCGCGAAGCTTGGAGTTGGGGGCAGTGCTCAGGTTGAGCGCCGAACCGCTAGCAAGCTTGTAGATGTTGCGCTGGTTGGGAGTGCCGCCAATGGCATACACCTGGCTGTCGTTGCTGACGTATAGCCCCGTGATGCCGTCCGCATCCACGACAGACTGTGGCAAGTCCGGATGGGTCGTTACTCCAGGCCTCTTGGTGACAACGCCGTTGCGGTCGATGACCACGTTAAAGGCAAAGGGCGAAGCCCCGCCGAGCTCCTCAAAGGAGGACTGTTGGTCGTTGCGAAAGGAGATGTCAGCCTGAGGCATCAGTCCGTCCGGTTCACGCCAACGACAGCGGTAACCATGTTGCCGGTGCCTTGCTGGAAGGAGAAGAAGTGACCGAAGCCGTAGCTACCATCAGGGAGCGCGCTGAGCGTGTGCGTCGAGGTCGACTGACTGGTACCCGAGAAGACGATGTTCCTGGCGCCACCCGAGTTGTTGTGAACGATGATGAGCCAGTCCAGGCCGTTCGGCATCTCGCCCGGCGAGAACGAGACCTGAAGGTTCGAAGCATTCGTGTGCTCGATATGGATGCGCTCGGCTACCAGGTTCGCTCTGGTACCGGACAGCGTCGCTGAACCCGAGTTGGAGAAGTTCAGCTGCTTCCCCTTGCGAGAGCCGAGGCTGATGCGGCTCGTTGGGTCGATGCCGGCAGCATTCGAGTAGTCGTAGATATGGCCCGGGTCAGTCAACGCCGTTGGCTCGGGGAAGCCAATGAAGGAGTTGTTGTCTTCAGTGAAGTCGGAAGACGAGTCCACCTCGGTGAGGTTGAAGACGTAACCAGACGAGCCGCCATCGATGAAAGTATTGCCGGTGACTACACCCAGGTAGGTGCCAGCCAAGCTCTGGTGCTCGGCATCGACCATGTAGTAAGCACCGCTCGTGACAGCCGACGCATCGAAGGTCGAGTTCGCGACGTTGAAGCCGACGCCACGAATCACGGTCCCGGTGAAGGTCGCCGGGATGGTGAAGAAGCAGTTGTCTACCGAGATGGCGGACGAGTCGTCGGTGCCGGAGGAGTGAATCGCGAAGTCGGTGCCGGTGCCGAGTCGGAAGCGACAACCATCGACGATGACGCGAGCGCCAGTCGTATCGATGTTCAGGGCCTCGACAGCAACGTTGGTGCAATCGAACTCGCAATCTCGAATCGAGACGTTCTGGTTCGTGTTGATGTCGATATAGCGGTTTGGCGTGGCCGCAGACGTGAAGCCCAGCCCAACGAAGGCCTTCCAGACGTTGGTGGTCGCACTGGTCAGGTTCAGGAGCGTGGTACCAGTCGCCTTGAGAATCGACACACTCGGACCGCAACCCATGAGCGTGAAGCTGGCCGCGGTAACCGTCAGGTTAGCCAGGACATAGGTGCCGGGCGGAAAGTAGACAATGCCACCAGTACCAGCATCATCGATCGCTGCAGCAACGGCGGCCGTGTCATCGGTGACACCATCGCCAACCGCTCCATAGTCCGGACCCTTGACGTTTACGAACAGGCCAGCAAACGTGGCGAAGGCCTCGTCCAGCTGCATGTCCGTGCCGTTGACGTCGACAGCCCAGCCGGGAGCTCCAGCGCTCTGGATCCAGTTGTCGAAGATCTGGAGCAGGCTGATAGGCTGCCCGAGAGTATTGGACGGGTTGCCGTCGTAGTCCGTGCCTCTGAAGGAAGAGCTGCGGACGTCGATGGTGCCAGCCGAGTCGCCTACGGTCACAGTCCGCAGAATGGTGCCGGCGGAGTTGCGAATGGTGACGTCGACGTTCAGCGAGCAGTAGACTTCGGCTGCCCCGTTGGCGTCGAGCGTGATGACGTTGGTCCCGGGCTGCGTCGTCTCCTCAAAGTCATTGTAAAGCCAGTTTGCAGCAGACGAAGAGAGGCCACGAAGCACGAAGGTGGCAGAGCCGCTCTCGGCTCCCTTCACGCCAGCAGCGAGGAAGTGAACGAGAGAAGCCATTAGCAGAACCTCCCAGTCCAAGGCGTCGAGTGTACATAGACGACGTCTGGCGGTGTGTTGTTGGTGTCGTAGCTCTTGAGCTTCTCGAAAGCGATGTCTCGGTCTTGGCGCATGGCTCCACGCTCATCGAGCGGCATGGCGGTGTCTTGCATGAACTCGTAAGCCAGGGCTAGGACAGCCCACTGTTCCCAATGCCGCTTGAAGTCCGGGTTGTCTGACCCGGTAGAAGAGCTTCCCGGGATACGATGAGTGCGAAAGCGAACCTTCCCCGCCTCGCTAGGCACAGGCCACACCCGCATCTGGAGAGCTCCAGTGGCGTTCTGGTTGTTCCGCTCGATGTAGTAGTGCATCGGGATACCGGAACTGCTTTTGCCGGCAAGCTGGTTCCACCGGAAGGCGGACAGCGGCTTGACGGGAGTCTCGCCGGTCGTCTCCTCTTCCTCGGGATCGTTGGAGGCGGGGATGTAGGAACCGTCATCGATGATGTTGAGAATGTCCGCATCGAGAGTGTATGAGTGGGTACCCGCAACTAGGTCGAGCACGTCCAGGTTGACGAAGTATTCGAAGTATCGCTCAGTCGAGTGGTGAGCGAGGATACGGTTCAAGGTGCGGCGCCCATGCGCCGCGCGTGCTGCCCACTGTGCGTCAGCGCCAATGCCGTACTCCAGCGGGACCAGCGAAGCCTTCTTGTAGCCATCGAGAATCACCTCATCGATGGTGGGAACAGTCGCCGGGTTGGCGTTGATGCTCACGTGTCGTACCTCAGAATGTCATCGGCTGTGGTGCGATGGATGACCGGGAGGGTTCGCTCATCGTCGCGACCACCATCAAACCGGTTCGGATGCTTGAAGACCTGAGCGCCGTGCTCGGCATTCATTCGCGAGAGCTGGACGGCTTCCCTGCCTTTGGAGCAACCGTTAGCCCCGGTACATGCAAGCAATCCACTTTCGTTTCGGATAAGTTGATGACGCATGTAGGTACCGGAGCAGTAGTCGCATTGCGCTCGGTAGGTACCTCGGGGCCAGTCTCCACGCGCCTTGTCCGGGATCGTTTTCGCCATGCGCTTCGGAGCTCCTCTAGGATGAGGGCCAGTGTCAGCTGGATGAGGTTGCCCATAAAAAGCAATGGCCGAGCAGCGAAGGAGTCCACGCCGCCCGGCCATCAGATGTTGCGGCTAGCCGCGGTATTGTTTAGCTGGTTGCGCCAGCCGGGGCGATGACGCCAGACGCGACCGCTTCGTCGGTGAAGTAGTTCTCGAAGCAGCCGATGAGCGATTCCGTCGTACCCTCGAAGCTGATGAGCTTCAGCGCGTTGGCAACGGTGCCGCCCGCGTCGATGCCCTTGCCGAAGTTCCGATAGACCCAGCCCGTCGCCGCAAACGTGTCTGCTACCCGGATGCAGACGCCGTCCTCCACGCTGTTGTAGAAGCGGTTGTCGTGGATGTTCAGATTGGTCGCCGCTTCACCAATCTGGATGATGCCGCCCGTTGCGCTCGTGAGCAGACAGGAGATGTCATTCTCGGCAATCTCCAGGTTGTTGACCGCTCCGGTCACAGAGATGATGTTCACCTCTGTCTCGGTGCCGGTCTGAAGCATCTTGTTGCCCTTGATGAGGCAGTTGTTTGCTCCAGCCGCAACCGTAATCGGAGTCGTCGCACCAGCGCTACCGGATGCAACCGTGATGAGGTTGTCGATGAGCGCACAACCCGCGGCACTGATAGTGATGGGTGCAACCACCGCATCGATGCCGGCAAAGTTCAGGTTGAAGCCGATAATCTCGACGTCAGCCACATCCAGAAGGAACGTGGCAGCGGTGGCGGTCCACGTGAGCGTCGGGTTGCTGCTACCTCCAGGTCGACCAAGGGCAATCAGCTTCGTGCCGGCAACGAGCGAACTCGCGTAATCGGCCGTGCTGATGCTCTCGGAGTAACCCGGAAGC